AGGATTTTGAACATTTTTTAGTCCAAGCTATTTTAGAAAAAGAATACGGAAGTACGGATAATAAATATCTTGAACGTGCAGGTTTAACAGCGGAAAGCATTAAAAAAGTTAGACGAACTGCTGATAGTCTATACGACATATCAAATAAAAAACTAAAAGATATGGGTTTTTATGTAGAGAAACCCCACGGAAAACCTTTTAAAAGAGCTGAAAAAGAAAGTTTTCTTAGTGGTATATTGAAAAAATTTGGTTTTTCAGAAGGTGGTGATGTAAATCAACAGACAGAAAATGATATTAAAAACTATATAACTAAACAAAGATTTGCCCAAGGAGGCTTAACAATGAACGAACAAACAGAAATGGCTTTTATGCAACAAGGTGGTTTAAAAGATGATGGTATGAAGCAAGACCCTGTAAGTGGCAACCCAATACCTAATGGTTCTATGGCTGAAGAAGTACGAGATGATATACCTGCTCAGTTATCTGAAGGTGAATATGTTGTACCTGCTGATGTTGTTAGGTACTACGGAGTAAAACATTTTGAAGATATACGAAATAAAGCAAAAAGTGGCTTGCAAAGCATGGAAGCTAATGGTAGAATAGGTGGTGAACCTGTTCCTGTTGGTGGACCTAAAGCTGGTATGCAGCAACCTCAACAAATGGCAGGTGATCTTAACCAAGATGAGATGAATGAAATACAGTCTATGATGATGGCTGTAGGTGGTTTTGTAGAAGAACCTAATAATATGCAGCAAGGTAGTGCTGACCCTTATCAACAACAACAGACTATGTATAAACAACCTATGGCTATGGGTGCTTTTAATGGTACTGATGTATCAGGTTTTGGTTTTACACCTGCTGAAGCTGCTGTTAGTACTCCTAGTCCACAAGCTGGAGATGGCTCTTTTAGTGTAGACCCTAGATTATCTAACCCTGGACAAGGTTTATTTTCTAGTGATCCTAATAAAAATACAATAGTTATTCTTTATAGTCCTGATGGTCTTATAACTAGATCTCTTAATTTACCTGCGGATAAAATAGAGTATGATAACTTAATAGCTCAAGGTTACGTAACTACAAAACCAACTGTTGCAAAGGAATCAAGTGGTGGGCGTAGGGGTGGCAGTGGTGGTACTCCAGGTGGTAATAGCCCTATTGTAGATAAAGACTGGGGTAAAGGAGTAGACTGGACTAAACCTGGTGAATATGCTGATAAAATCTATAACAGTGTTAAGGATTTAAATAATATGGCAGGGGCTGGTTTTGCAGGAGCTTCTTTACTTGGTGCATCTGGGATAGGTATTGCCATTGGAGTGGGAGCTAAATTTAAAATAGGGGCTGCAGTATCTGATTTACACGCAGCAGCAATTATAGCAGAAGCTAGAGGATTGCCTGATGAAGTTAAAAGAATTAATGATATGGCAGATAGCTTAATTAAAAGTGGGGGAGGACTTTTACAGTTTGCTAATTACTTTGGTATGATGAGTGGGGTCGGAAACGCTAAAAATAGATTAGATGAAGATGGTTATCAGTATGGAAAAGATGATGATGGATCACCAATATTTAACTCAGCTCAAATAAAGTATAATTCAAACTTAGGTAGTAAACCTAAACCTGCAGCTACAGTTACAGATGCACCTAAACCTACAGTTGATGGACCTACTGCTGCACAAAAAAGGTTTGCAGCAAAACAAAAAGCTGAAAGAAAAGCTAGGATAGATTCTGCAAGTGATAACCTAGATAAAGCTACAGGGCCAGGAGGAGAATCTACAGTTCGAAAAGATGCTGCTGCAGTTGCAGGAGCACCAATTACTTTTAGGAAATCAGAGAGTGAACAAGGGTTTACAGGTGGATTTAACAAAGGTGGTTTAATGACATCTAAAAAGAAAAAGAAGAAGACTAAAGGCAAATAAGGCTACTCAGCTACGGCTGACCCCAACATAAAGGAAATAAAATGCCAGAACTAGCAGAAGTACAAACACCAAAAGTTGCAGGATTTGTAGACAGAGGTTATAACTACGAGCGTAAGCGTAAAAAACTTGATGATGAAGAAGAGGAGATTAAACGCCTTGAAGCTGAACAAGCTGGAGAACCAACAGAGCAACAAGAAGAAGCCACTGAAGAAACAGAGGCCAATTCAGAAGATGAAGAGAAGACGTTATCTGGAGAAGAAAAATCGTTTAAAAAACGATACGGTGATCTAAGGCGTCACATCCAAAAGAAAGAAAAAGAGTGGGAAGATAAACTAGAAACTCTTCAAAAAAGGTCTGCTAGAGAAGGTATTGTACCACCTAAGTCAGATGAAGACATAGATGAATGGGCAAAAGAACATCCAGACGTAGCAGGTATTGTAGAAACTATTGCTACTAAAAAAGCACAAGAAATGTTTGCTAAAGCAGAGATACGTCTACAAGAGTTAGATGATGCTCAAGCAGAAGTTACACGATCTAAAGCAGAAACTAAGATTAAAGAAACTCATGCAGACTTTGATGAGCTAAGAGAATCAGATGAATTTCATGACTGGGCAGATGAACAGCCTAAGTGGGTTAGAGATGCACTGTATGAAAACTCAGATGATCCAGCCTCTGTAGTACGTGTTATTGATCTTTATAAAGGAGATAAAGGTTTAACTACTACAGCTAAAAAAGTTAAAACTAAAGCAGCAGCCTCTACTGTTACTAAACGTAGTAAAACACAAGTAGATGCAGAAGGTACAAGTGATTCAATATCAGAGTCTCAGGTGTCTAAAATGTCTGCTAGAGAGTTTGAAGAGAAATCAGATGAAATTACTAAAGCAATGCGTTCTGGTAAATTTATCTACGATATGTCTGGTAATGCCAGATAGCTGTTGACAAACGAAAAAACAACAGTATAACTAGGGTGTAATACAAAAGCCTCGTAAGACTACCTTTTGTACGCTCTCACATTTCCAAAAGTCTAAACTATTAAGAACTACCTGTTCAAGTACAGGCCCATCTGTTTATTATATTTGATTGATCATTGAATAGATAAACACTTGCACCCTAGAAAATGTACAGCCTTTTTTGAGTGTTAGCTTTGTCACAAAGCCAATTATCAGGAGGATTTTATAATGGCTTTTACAACCGCAACGGGTTATGGGAATTTACCAAACGGTAATTTTAGTCCTGTAATCTACTCCAAAAAGGTACAACTTGCTTTCCGTAAGTCTACCGTAGTAGGGGATATTACCAACTCAGATTATTTTGGAGACATCGCTAGTCAAGGCGATACCGTCAAGATTATCAAAGAACCTGAAATTTCTGTGTCGCAGTACGCAAGGGGTACGCAGGTTACAGCACAAGACCTTGAAGATGAGGATTTTTCACTCACCGTAGACAAAGCGAACTACTTTGCTTTTAAAATGGATGATATTGAAGAAGCACATTCTCATATTAATTTCATGGACTTAGCTACCAATCGTGCAGCTTATCGCCTAGCTGACCAGTATGACCAAGAAGTTCTTGGCTACTTATCTGGTTACGCACAAAGTTCTTTGCATAGTCAGGCAAGTGCTCTTAACACAACTGTTAATGGTACTAAATCTGTAACTACTGCAGGTTCTAATGAACTGCTTTCTTCTATGCAGCTTCATAAAGGTGACTTTGGCAACATTACAACAGCATCTGCTGGTACTCATTCGATTCCAGTAACTGCTCGTATGCCAGGAGCTACATCACTACCAACAGCAACTGTTTCCCCTGCGATGATTATTTCACGCATGAAGCGTTTGTTGGACCAACAGCAAGTAGACTCACAAGGTCGCTGGCTGGTAGTTGATCCAGTATTTATGGAAATCCTAGCTGATGAAGATTCACGCTTCATGAACGCAGATTTCGGTGAGTCTGGTGGACTACGTAACGGTCTAAACATCAATAACTTCCACGGCTTCCGTGTGTACTCTTCGTCCAATCTACCTGCTTTAGGTACTGGTCCAGGTACATCTGGTACAGCCAACCAATTAACTAATCTTGGTGTTATTGTTGCTGGACATGATTCTGCTATTGCTACTGCAGAGCAGATCAATAAAACCGAAACATATCGTGACCCTGACAGCTTTGCTGACATTGTTCGTGGTATGCATCTTTACGGCAGGAAGATTCTTCGTCCAGAAGCTATCGTAACTGCTCGTTATAACGCAGCGTAAGGGAGGATATAACTTATGGCTACTTTTGATATGACTCTCGCTTCTACTGCTGGTGTTGGTGCAGACGTTCTTGCTGTTCCAACTGTAGTAGGACACACAGTACGCACTCTTGAAGCAATCTTAGATATTGATGCTATGATTACTGCTGGTGCTACTATCGCTAACGGTGACATCTTTCAACTACTAGAAGTTCCTGCTGAATCAATCGTGATTGCTGCAGGTGCTGAAATCATGAAGTCTTTTACTGCAAGTTGTACTTGTAATATTGACTTTGGTGGTGGGGATGACATCATTGATGGTGCAGCACTAGATGCTGCAGCAGGTACATACCTTGTAAAAGGTTCTAACGGTGAAGCTAACATCGTTAACACAGGTGCAGCTTCTACATATGCTGCAGAGTCTTTGGCTCTTGTGGGTGCTGCTGATACTGTTGATGTTACAATCGCTGGTGCGGCTGCTGCAACTGGACGCTTACGTGTCTATGCAGTAGTTGTTGATGTTTCTGCTGCTCACACTGAAGCTGCAGTTGCTCAACGTGACTTAATCTAAAATAACTTTAGGGGCTGCTTCGGTGGCCCCTTTAGCTTATCCAAAGGAAACATAATGGCACTTACTTTTTTATCATTAACTAATGATGTTATAGCAAGAATGAATGAGGTAGTGCTTACTTCTAGTGATTTTACTTCATCTAGGGGTATACAAACACAATGTAAAAATGCAGTAAATGATGCTATAAGATACATTAATCAAAGAGAGTTTGGTTATTCTTTTAATCATGCCTCTAACAGTTCTACATTAACTCCAGGTGTAGCTAGATATTCTGTACCAACAGATACAAAGTCTTTAGATTATAGTACAGCTAGAATTAAGAAAAGTGCAAGTTTAAACGCAACAGGTAATAATCTTACTAGTTTAAATTACTATGAGTATATTGATAACGACTATGCTAATGAAGAAGACGATATAACAACTACAACTCTTGATGGTTCTCATACTGATTCCGTAACAACTCTTACCCTAACCTCTGCTACAGGCTTTGATGCCTCTGGTAAAGTTTATGTTGGTGGTGAAGAAATAACATACACAGCCGTTTCTGGAAGCACCTTGACAGGTTGTACCAGAGCAGCTAACAGCACAACTGCTGCTGCATATGCAACTGGAGTTACAGTAACACAGTTTGAGGGTGGTGGAATACCAAGACAGATTATACGTACACCAGATAACAACTATGTTCTTTACCCCTATCCAGATAAACAATATACATTAGTATTTGATTACTTTACATTCCCATCAGATTTATCTGCACATGGGGATACTACAACTGTGCCTGACAGGTTTGGTCCAGTAGTTGTAGATGGTGCTACAGCTTATGTTTATATGTACCGTGGTGAACAAAGTCAATACCAATTAAACTTTGAAAGATTTCAACAAGGCATAAAAAATATGCAAAGTTTACTTATTAATAAATTTGATTATGTAAGATCACCTATGATAGTCAGACCAGGATCAGCCATGAACTTTAACTCTGGGGTTGTTAGTTAATGCCAGATAGTTCTCAAGTACAACCAGCAGCATTTAACTGTGAAGGTGGGCTAGTTTTAAACAGGTCCACTTTTCTTATGCAACCTGGTGAAGCTTTAGTTTTAGAAAACTTTGAGCCTGACCTTGAGGGTGGTTACAGAAGGGTTAATGGCTTTCGTAAATTTGTTTATCCTATAGTTCCACAAACCTCTAGCTCTAGTGAAAAGGTTTTAATGGTTGCTAACTTTGCAGATAAAGTATTAGCAGCTAGGGGTCAAAAGATATTTTCTTCTGCATCTACTGAGTTAAGTTTAACAATAACTTCTACTACTGGTATGACAGGCTCTGGTACAATTACAGTAGACTCTACTGCAGGGTTTGCTTCTAGTGGTACAATACAAATTGGGTCAGAACTGTTTACCTATACTGGTGTTACAAGTACTACATTTACAGGTGTAACAAGGGCAACATCCAGCACTACTGCAGCTACTCATCTTTTTAATACTGTGGTGTCTCCCTCTAGTTGGACAGAAATAGATTCAAGTAGAACTAGTGCATCTAAGTATTCTTTTGAAAGATATAACTTTGATGGTAACGATAAGATAATATTTGTAGATGGTGCTAATGCGCCTGTTATATTTAATACATCTTTAACTGCTGCAGATGTAAGTGAAAGTTCTGTATCTGGCTCTAAGTTTGTAGTTGCGTATAGAAACCATATGTTTTATGCAGGTAAGTCTACTACACCACAAGAAGTAGTATTTAGTGAACCTTTTGATGAAGATGGTTTTGAATCAGGTGATGGTGCAGGTAGTATTAAAGTAGATGATACTATTGTTGGACTAAAAGTTTTCCGTAGTAATCTATTTATATTTTGTGCAAATAGGATATTTAAACTTACAGGATCATCTCTATCAAACTTTGCAGTTGAACCTGTAACAAGAAACATTGGTTGCATTAATGGTGACACCATACAGGAATTTGCAGGTGACTTGATCTTTCTTGGTCCTGATGGATTAAGAACTGTAGCTGGTACTTCAAGGATTGGTGACGTTGAGCTTGGTACAATATCTAAAAATGTACAGTCTTTATTTGATAAAAACATAAGAGACTCTTCTCTTTTTGAAAGTGTTGTGATACCTGATAAAACACAGTATAGAATATTTTTCACAAAAGATACAGTTGCAGACAATCTAACAAGAGGTATTGTCTGTGTTATGAGGGGAGATAAGTATGAGTTTTCTGAAATACTTGGCATAAGACCTTCCTGTACTGATACTTTTATTGATTCAGGAGATGTAGTTGTACTGCATGGTTCATTTGATGGTTTTATACACAGACAAGAAAAAGGCAATACTTTTGATGATACAGTTATCTTTGGAAGATATAGAAGTCCTGATTTAAGTTTTGGTGATTCTGGTATAAGAAAACATATGCAAAAAGTTATTCTTAACTTTAAACCAGAAGCTGCTATTGATGCAGATTTATTTTTAAGGTATGATAATGAAAGTGTTGATTCATCAAGACCTGCCGCATATGCTTTAGATACATCTAAGATTGCTGCACAATATGGTACTGCTACTTATAGTACCTCTTCCTCTACTACTCAGTTTGTTTATGGTGGTGGTACACAACCTTTACTAAGACAATCTGTAGAAGGATCAGGATTTACTGTTGCATTAAAAGTAGATGATGGTGGAGAAACTGCACCATACTCACTTAAAGGTTTTCAGTTAGAATATCAATTAGGAGCTAGACGCTAATGGGAGCGACATACACAAGACAATCTACGTATACAGATGGTGATATAATTCAAGCATCTAATACTAACAATGAATTTGATCAACTTTTAGCTGCCTTTGCTGCTAATACAGGTCACACACATGACGGTACTACAGGTGAAGGTGGACCTATTAGTACGTTAGCTGGACATGGATTAACATTTGGTGCTGGTACATCAGGTACAGATATTACAATTACCTTTGATGGTGAAAGTAATGATGGTGTATTAAAGTGGATGGAAGATGAGGACTACTTTGAGTTCTCTGATGACATACTTATTGCTACTACAGAAAAGTTACAATTTCGTGATACTGCTATTTATATTAACTCTAGTGCTGACGGTCAGCTTGATATTGTTGCAGACACAGAAATACAAATTGCTGCTACTACTGTAGATATTAATGGCCTTGTTGATATATCAGGCAACCTATCTGTGGGTGGTAACTTAGATGTTACAGGTACATTTGATCTTAGTGATGCTAACTTTACTAATGCTGGTAATATTCAACTGGATAGTATTTCTGGTGATTCAGATACTAATACAAGTATTACATTTAGTGGCTCAGATGTTATTACAGTTGCAACTGGTGGGTCTACTGCCTTTACAGTAAATGCAGATCAGTCTGTAACTTTTTCTGGTAACGTAATAATTGGCAGTGCAAATATAGCAGAAGCAGAATTAGAAATACTTGATGGTGCTACTGTTACTACTGCAGAACTTAATATTCTTGATGGTGTAACAGCTACTGCTGCAGAGATAAATACTTTAGATGGTGTTACTGCAGTTGTAGGTGAACTTAATGCTCTTGACTTAGGTAGCACTGCTATTGGTACTGCTATTGCTTCTAAAGCAGTTGTATTAGATGCAAACAAAGATTATACAGGTATACGAAATCTCACACTAGCAGGTGATCTTACTATTGGTGGTGATGACCTTACAATGGCTACTAATACTGCTGGTGCTTTACTTATTGCCGATGGTACAAACTTTAATCCCACTGTAGTAGGTGATCTATCAGAAATATCAACCGCTGCTAATGATGATGTATTTATAGCTATAGACACTTCTGGTGGTGGCCTTAAAAAAATTAGTAGAAGTGCTATTATTGCTGGTACTGGTTCAAGTGGAGACTTAGCTAACATAGTAGAAGACACATCACCACAACTAGGTGGAAACCTAGATACTAACTCTAATAATATACTAATTGATGATGCACATTTTATTGGTGATGAAAATGGTAATGAACAAATTATCTTTCAAACTACAAGCTCTGCAGTAAATCAAATTGATGTAACAAATGCAGCTACTGGTAATGGTCCTATTATATCTTCTACTGGTGGTGATACAAACATTAATCTTAATTTAACTCCTAAAGGTTCTGGGGTTGTTATGATTGATGGTACTGTTGGTATTGATACAGGTAAAATTGATCTTAAAAATAGTGGTACAGCTTCTCAGATTTTATTCTACTGTGAAAGCTCTAATGCCCACGCACAAACACTACAAGGTGCTCCACACTCTCAAGGAGCTACAAATACACTTCTATTACCAGATGGAGGCAATGGAACATTACTGTCAACAGTCTCGACTGCTACAATAACTAACAAAACTTTAACATCTCCTAAGATTAATGAAGATGTAGCAGTTACCTCAACAGCCACAGAGTTAAACCTTCTTGACGGTGTTACAGCTACTACGGCTGAATTAAACATTTTAGATGGTGTTACTAGCACTGCTGCGGAAATAAATATAATAGATGGGGGTACTTCTGCTACATCAACTACAGTAGCAGATGCAGACCGTGTTGTTATGAATGACAACGGCACTATGGTTCAAGTAGCTGTAACAGACCTTGCTGCATACTTTGATGATGAAATAACTGCAATGCCTAACCTTATAACTACTGCAGCTACTACGGTAGGGGCATTAGATTCTGGTAGTATTACATCTGGGTTTGGCACTATTGATACAGGTGCTTCTGCTATTACTACTACAGGTCTTATATCTGGTGGTTCGTTAGACATTGATAATGTTCTTATTAACGGTACAACTATTGGTCACACAGATGACACAGACCTTATTACATTAGCTGATGGTTTAGTTACTGTTGCGGGTGAAGTATCCTTGACAACACTAGACATTGGTGGTACTAATGTAACATCTACTGCAGCAGAACTAAACATACTTGATGGAGTAACTGCCACTACTGCAGAGTTAAATTTACTAGATGGTGGTACTTCTGTTGGTAGTTCAATAACAGTAGCAGATGCTGATGGTTTTGTAGTTAATGATGGTGGAACAATGAAGACTATTCCAGCAACAGATATAAAAACTTATGCTAGTGGTAGTTCAGCTACTAAAGGTTTTGCTATAGCAATGGCAATCGTATTCGGATAAAGGAAGAAATAAATGACCGTAATTAATCTAATTAATGTATCAAGCATTACACCTACGACAGTTGCTGGTGCGATAACAACAAGCAGGGCAGCTATTATTGATGTTGCTGCTGACAAAGTTGCTAAAGTAAACACACTACTTATTGCAAACATTGACGGTACTAATGCTGCTGATGTTACAGTTGAAGTAAGTGTAGACAATGGTTCAAACTATGTAGCTATAGCCAAGACAGTATCTGTACCTGCTGACTCAACACTAGTTGTTGTAGGTAAAGACAATGGCTTCTACTTAGATGAAACAGACTTACTTGCAGTTACAGCTTCTGCAGCTAGTGACCTAACATACTTATGTAGTTTTGAACTAATGGATGATGCTTAATAGGGGCAACGACTAATGGCTAGAAGAAATGGTGGCTTTATAGGTCAAGATGGATTAGATGCACCTGATCCACCCACAGGTGTTACACCTACGGCTGGTAACGCACAGGTTAGTGTGGCATTTACTGCTCCTAGTGATGTAGGTACGTCTGCTATTACAGGTTTTGTAGTACAGGTTAGTACAGATGATACAGCCTACAGTGCAGGTTCTAATACAGGTACGTCTTCACCTATTGTTGTAAGTAGTCTTACTAATGATACTGCAGCTACTGCAAAAGTATGGGCTATTAATGCTTATGGTACATCTGCACCTAGTGGTGCTAGTGCTAGTTTTACACCTGTATTACCTACTCCAAGGGCTATAATACATGTAACTACTACTGGTTCTTCACCTGCTAATCAAACACTAGAATATGTTGATATGGGAACTTCAGGTGATTCCTCAGATTTTGGAGACTTAACTCAATCTAGAGAGGGAACAGGTGGTGGTGCATCAACTACTAGAGGTATTTTTAGTAGTGGTAGTTTTGCGTACAGTGGATCAATGTACAATGTTATAGATTACGTCACTATACTTTCTACTGGTAATGCTACTGACTTTGGAGATATGTCTGTATCAAGGACTTATGGAGATGGTTTATCAAATAATACCAGAGCTATATTTGGTGGTGGGGCTACTAACGCAAACAAGTCTACAAAGTCAAATGTAATAGATTATGTAACAATAGCTAATACAGGTAATGCTACAGACTTTGGTGACTTGAGTGCAGCAAAAGCTGATGTAGCTGCTGCTGCTTCTACAACAAGAGGGGTTTTTATTGGTGGTGATACTGGAAGTGCTATTAACGTAATAGAATATATTACTATAGCGTCTGTAGGTAATACTACAGACTTTGGGGATCACGCTGCTACTTTAAGATTTGGTTCAGCTTGTGCAAGTAATGTAAGATTAGTATGTCATGGTTACAGGGCTAATGCATCAAGTAATGCTTTAGATTATATTACTATAGCTAATACAGGTAATACTACAGACTTTGGTGACCTAACAAAAACATGCTATGGAACTGGAGCTACATCTAATCATATTTTAGGTATATTTAATGGTGGGGCTAGTACAGATAGTAAAAGCATGGATAAAATAACTATAGCCAGTACAGGTAATGCTGCTGACTTTGGTGATCTAAGTATTGTTGCTAAGGCAAAACCAACATCTATCTCTTCAAAACACGGAGGCATAGCAGCATAATGCCCAACTTTAATGGCGTGTGGAGCCTCTCAACACAATATCAGTATGCAGCAGATTGGCCTATTATACCTGACGCTACTATAGGTTTGCATTTTGGTGGATTAACAACCGCTGGTGCTTATTTAAATGTAATACAACAGATAAGTTTTGTTTCTGGAACTAACGCTACTGACTTTGGAGACTTAACTCAAGGAGTATATTATAGTGCGGCTGTTAGTTCTTCTACTAGAGGCATCAATGCTGGTGGTACTACAGGTAGTCAAATAAATGTAATAGATTATGTTACAATAGCCTCTGCTGGTAATGCTACAGACTTTGGTAATTTAAGTGCAGCAAAATCATCATTGGCTGGTGCTGGCAATAATACAAGAGGTCTTATAGCTGGTGGTCTAGTCGGCAGTACACAACAAGATGTTATAGAATATGTTACAATAGCTAACACTGGTAATGGCACTGATTTTGGAGACTTAAGTTCAGCAAGACATGCATTAGCAGCACTTAGTGGTACTACTAGAACTATTTTTCTTGGCGGTCAGTCAGGTAGTACTTATATGGATACAATAGAATATGTAACTACAGGTTCTACAGGTAATGTAACAGACTTTGGAAATCTTTTAGCTGGTCAAGACCACACACGAGCATCTTCAAACTCTATAAGAGGTTTATATTTTGGAGGATTTGATGGCAGTAATAGTCAAAATGTAATTCAATATATTACAATAGCCTCTACTGGTAATGCTTCTGACTTTGGTGATCTACTTGCAGTTAATGCTTTTAATTCAAGTTGTGCAAGTCCAGTTACAGCATTATTATTAGGTGGAAGTGTAGATGATGGAAGTAATGCAATAAATGTTATTCAAGGAGTAACTATAGCTACTACTGGTAATTCTACAGACTTTGGTGATTTAACTATAGCAGTGTTTGGATCAAGTGCTTGCTCTAATGCACACGGAGGTATTGCATAATGTCGTACAAACAAATGACAGGCAACATAATCTCCGCAACAAAAGTAGAACCTGCTGGTAAAGTTGTAAATAGTGCAGCTTCTGGTGTGTGGAACTTACAAGATGCCTATGACTACACTAGGGGTGGTAACTGGCCTAATGCAGCTAATGCTGCGCCATCAGGATTAATAGCTGGCGTTGGTGCAACTGGTGGCTCCTACACAAATGTAATAGATTTTATTGTCATTGCCACTACAGGTAATTCTACAGACTTTGGTGATAGAACTGTATCCACTTGGAGATTAAGTGCTTTTGGATCTTCTACAAGAGGTATGTTTAATGGTGGTCAAACAGATGATAGATTAGACACAATAGATTTTGTCACTATAGCTTCAACAGGTAATGCTACTGACTTTGGTGATCAGTCCACAGTTTCTCGATTTGGAACAAGTTTAAGTAATAACGTAAGAGGTGTCATGGCTTTAGGGGATACAGATGCTTCTGTTAATTCAGACGTTATGGACTACGTCACTATAGCATCTACTGGAAATGCTACTGACTTTGGTAATCTAAGTCTTGGTAGGTTTTCCCTAGCAGGTTGTGCAAGTACAACAAGAGGTCTTTTTGCAGGTGGCTATAATAGTGGAAACAAAAATATTATAGATTACATAACTATAGGATCAACAGGTAATGCTACAGACTTTGGTGATTTATCAGCAACTAGTAATAATAGCTCTGGGTGTGCTTCTAATACAAGAGGTCTTTTTGCATTGGGTTATACATCTACTTACTCTGATACTATAGAGTATGTTACTATAGCTAATACAGGTAATGTTACAGACTTTGGTAATTTGACTGAAGCTAAACATAATATGTTATCAGTTTGCAGTAATTTACGTGGTATCTTTGCAGGAGGTAGTTCTTCGTCTGGCAATGCGACCATTGCAACTATGGATTATGTTACTATAGCTAGTGCAGGTAATGCATCAGATTTTGGTGACTTATCTGCAGTAACACTAAATGGAGCAGGTTGTTCAGGTTCACACGGTGGTATAGCTGCATAAGCACTTGCAATCTTTAACAAGATATGATATAACTCATAAGAACAATAAGAAGGAGTTACTCATTGTCTAACACAGAATTAGCTATCACAACTACACTAAACGAAGCACTACCTACTGCTGCCCCTGAGTATAAGTCTATGCTTAATAACATTGCTGAGAAGATGCCAGCAGTTACACAGGCCACCAGCAACTTCCACAAGTCACACAGTCAGTTTATGGGAGTTACACTAGACGTAACAGCTATTACACCCATACGTAGCATTAAACATACACTAGCTGAAATAGACAAGACACGATCAGCACTACAGGAAGCTTACATAGGGCTACGCAAGAAAGAGAATAAGCTTAAGAAAAGAGAAGCTGAACTTAAAGTTTGTACAGATGACTTAGACCGTGAGCTACTAGAGATAAAGATACTGGAGCTACAGGGTCACTTAGAAGGTACACGCAACGCAGTCCAAGGTGCTGTACGCAAGATGAACTTCTTTACTAATCAGTACGATAACCTGATGAAGAAGATAGGTAAGACAGAACTTACTGAGGAAGACTACGAACTAGAAGAAGCACGTTACCACATTATGACTTGTATGAAGCAAGCATTAAACAGTGCAAGACCACGACAGGGTATCATTGACGAAGGTAACATGATCTACTTATTTGACTTAGGTATCAATGCAGCCCAAGCTCAACTAGAAGTAATGTCATACCTTAACTGGGAAAACGAATTAGTACAACAAGGCAAAGCCCCAGAGCATGAGCATACAGTACAGTGGCTTGAGGGATGTGCAGATAAGTGGGCAGGATGTCCAGCAGCATTTGCTAACAGTAGAGGGTTTGACGTATTTGACCCTACATCATTAGCTAACACACCACAGATAGAGGATAAAACAGATGGCGTATAAAGTAGTAAAATATAGGTTGACCTCTGAAGGTACAATACCTACATGGTTAAAGTTTGGTGTACCTCAAGGTACTGGTGGTATGTATGCTGTAGCTGATCCTGATACAGCAAGTCCTCAAGATTGGATTATGATAGGTATAGCTGACGATGGTGCAGACATATCAGAAGCTATTGCTGAGATAGGAAGTAAGAATGATTTAACTACATACCTTACAAGTGTGAGTGTTGTTGATGGTACACAGACTTGGAAGACACTTAATAGTGACGGAGATGAGATAGACTTTGTACCAGCAAATGCAGCTACTGCTATCTGGGATGACTTAGACACACTGAATGGTGGTTAAGAATGGCAAATGATAACTGGCATTTAAGTAAGTCTGTACCCCTAACATTAATCTTTGGATTGTTTGTGCAGGGTGCAGCTATTGTTTGGACTGTAAGTACAATGACCTCTGACATAGAAGTTAATGCTTCTAAGATTGTAGAGGTACAACAGAGACTAGGCCGTATGGAAGACGCAGTACATGGGCAAGCTATCTCTATGGCTAGAATAGATGAGAACATAAAAGCCATTCGTATGTCTGTAGAAAAGATGGCAAACAGACAACCATTACCTTGACATCCCTTATGTGGGTGGCGGTAATTATATAACAAAAGGATTACTGTCGTGATAGAGGTATTAGCATTAGCTGGTGCAGTTACTAAGATAGCAGGGTCTGTAAGTGCTGCCATAAAAGCAGGAAAAGATGCCTCAAGTTTACTACCTCAGTTTGGTAAACTAGCTAAGTTAGAAGCTGACATAAATCTTGCAGAACAAGGTAGACACAAAGGTCCACTAGGTAGGCTTACATCTACAGAAGAAGAAGGCTTTGCAATAGCACAGGCAAAGATGGCCCACAAAGAAGCTCAGAGAGAACTTAGGTCTTGTTGTCAACTATATGGACCGCCAGGTATGTGGGACTTGGTTGTAAAAGAACAAGCTGCTGCTAGGTCTAGGCAGAAGAAAGCACTAGAAGAAGAAGCTGAAGCAAGAGATAAATTATTCTGGGTAATTTCAGTGGTATCAGCAGTATTATTTTTTGCTGTAGGTTCTAGTTTAATGATCTGGGGTTTAGATAAAGCAGTTAATGGATAAGGGTAAATAAAAAATGGCTGACATAGGTACAAAATATTTAATAACAGAAGGGGCATTAACATACGGTGCTCTTAATGTATCTCAACTTTCTGCTGCTGAATTAGATGGTATTTCAGGAAGTGACAGACATACGATACAAGAAAATGGAACTATTACTTTTCAAGACTCAGATGGCAGTACTCAAGTAATGCCTCAGAGTACTAGTCAAGCAACTGTAGACCTATCTAAAATTAGTGCAGATGTACTTCAAGAAGCTGCTGATGTTACTTACTTAGCACAAAACACTAGTGTTTTAACATCAAATATGGATGCTGTGTATGTAAGTTTGGGATTAGACCCCAATGATCCGATGACATTTACAAAAAAAGATGCTATCTTAAAAGCTGCAGGTTACAATCCTGGAGAACAAGCTGATTTCTACGGTAATAACTCTGCAAACGATGCTGCTGCAAAGATACTAAATGATAAATGGCAACAGTCTGCTAAACTACAAGCACAGTTAAATGAAGAAGGTAACGGAGAAATATTAGTAAATAATAATGTTGCTAACTCTTTATATGTAGCTGCTGAATTATCTAAACAGGGAGTAGATCCTGCTTCAACTAAGGCTGTAATTAGAACAGACTATGGAGTTAGTAATGTTCCTTCTGGGGGAAGTAATATAATTAACCCTGAAACAGGCAAAACAGAATTTAAAGCTACTACAGCAACTGCTGACGATGGCAGACATAATATGCTTGAGTGGGATAATTTATTTGCTGATAAACCAAAAACACAAACTTTTCCAGGTGGTGAAACTACTAGTGCAACAACACAAGCAGCAGCTACATTTGGCCCAGCGCAACCAGTAGCACCAGGTAATTATACTACTGGTAAAGGATACGCTGGCACTGATCCTATTGTTAGATCTATGTCTGCTAACAATGCTGTAGCTGGTCAAGGGGGTGCTCAAGGAGTTTCCTCTATGGATTTTGTACCTGGAACTACAAATGTTCAAGTGCCTAAACCTAGTTACGGTGGTCAAGTACTTCAGTCAGGAATATCTTCTGTACCTGATACAATACAGGCTAGACCTAACTACACTGGTACTACAATGGCAAACCTTGTGTCGGAATCTCAAGGTGGCTTTGGTGGACAGAAAATATACAAAAATCGATTTGGTCAAATTATTTATGTATCTTTAGATGGAGAAGGTAAACCTTTAACTTTTGTACCTGCTGGTTTTTACCCAGAAGAGGATTACATTAAAGGTACAAATGAATTAATACCAAAGGGTCAAGCTGGTGTTACTGGGGTTACTAAAGCCCCTGAAGTGGCTCCAGCGGAAGGTCTATCTCAGGGTGGTCTTACAGGCTATGCTTTGGGTGGTGATGTACAAGGTCAACTAAGGTTAGCTAATAAGTTTCTTGGGTATACAGGTGAGGCTACTAAAGATAGCCTAGATGCTTTTCTTAATTCAAACCCTGGGGCTGCTGCTAAGATGGGTAAGTATGAGCAAGCTATGAAGAACATGGCTCAACCAATACAGCAGATGTATCAAGGTGGAACAGTACAAGGTTTTGATAATGGTGGTTTAAGTGTAGCTGAACAAGAAAATATTAACAACAGGGCTATTAATGCAGCAAACAGTGCTGGTTCAAGTTACACGACAGGTGGTGGAAGTAATGCAACAACAAAGGATCGAAAAAGACAAGAAGCATATATAGCAGCAGGTGGACAGGGAAGGTGGGATGCTCCAACTACTGTTGCTCCTACTCCTGCTGCAGCACCTGGTGCTACTGCTGCTGATGGTACTACTCCTATAGCAACTGATGCTGGTACTTTTATACCTACTGATCCTAATCCATATTATGACAGCATTAGACCAATGGGTGTTAATGCTATTCAACAAACTCTACAGCCTATGCAGACCCCTGTAAATTACATACAACCTGCTGCTGCTGACTTTGTTGGCTCAACTGCAGGTATGACTACTGCTGTAGCTCCTATGGCTGAGGCTGCTAGAGCAGGTACTGTAGAACGAGCAATTTCTCCTACACAAGCTACTCCTGGTTCTTATGGTGCTAGTACTGCTGCTACAGGTGTTAGTGCAGAAGTAGATAAACTATCTGCTCAGACTGGAGATAAACCTGCTGCCATAACAGATGAACAACAAACTACTAGTGCTGTTACTGCTTTAGATGCTGCAACACAAGATATATTTAAACCTGCTACTAACGAATACAAAAGAGTACTAACTAAAGACCCTATTACAGGAGACTTTACAGAGCTAGTTAGTGGTTCAGCTAATGCAGTAAAGGCTGCAGCATTTACAGAAGCTATACAAGAATCCACTGCTACACCTACAGCTAAAGCTACAGTTGCTGGACAGTTAGCAATACTTATGGCTGACTTTGAAGGTGGAGAAACCCCTACCTGGGCTGCAGGTTCAATGAGGGCTGCTACTGCTGCTATGGCTGCAAGAGGCTTAGGTGCTTCTAGTATGGCTGGTCAGGCTATTATACAGGCCACTATGGAAGCAGCACTACCTATTGCTATGGCTGATGCACAGACACAGGCAAGCTTTGAGGCACAGAACTTATCTAACAGACAAGCCAAAAGAATGCTTGAAGCTCAACAACGTGCTGCCTTTATGGGGCAAGAGTTTGATCAAGCATTCCAAGCTCGTGTACAAAATGCAGCTAAGATATCTGATATTGCTAATATGAACTTTACAGCAGATCAGACAATACAATTAGAGAACTCTCGTAATGCTCAGACATTAAGCTTGACTAATCTATCAAACAATCAAGCTATGGTAATGGCTGAAGCTGCTGCACTTGCAGGATTGGACACGCAGAACCTAAACAACCGCCAACAGGCTGCTGTGCAAAATGCATCAAACTTCCTACAAGTAGATATGACTAACTTGACAAACAAACAACAAACTGCTATGTTTAAAACACAACAAAATGTACAGTCTTTGTTTACTGATCAAGCTGCTGAGAATGCATCCAAGCAGTTTAATGCTTCTAGTTCTAATCAAACTAGTCAGTTCTTTGCAAACTTATCAACACAGACTTCACAGTTTAATGCTGCGCAGACTAACGCAATGGATCAGTTTAACCTCAATGCTATTAATGGACTACGTGAGTTTAATGCTAACATACAACAGCAACGTGATATGTTTAATGCACAGAATGGTTTGGTTATAGCACAGGCTAATGCTCAGTGGAGACAGAACCTTGCTACAATAAACAATGCTACACAGAACGAAAGTAATATGGACTTTGCTAAAACTATTAATGGTTTAACCAGTAAGAACATAGATGCTATATGGCAGAGAGAAAGAGATTTGATGAGTAATGTTAATCAATCTACTGAGTCTGCTAAAGACCGTGCATTAAGCATAATAATTGCAGATAAAGAATTACTATCGGCAAAAGAGGCATTAGAATATGCGGAGGATGTATCTAAGACGCAACTTCTTACTAGGTTCTTATTTCCTAGTCTTAGTGGTCCTGGTGGTCTTTTTAGTTAAAGGTGAGGTAGAAAAAATGTACGAACAAAGATACAAACAATTAGCATTAGCTGCAGAAGAAGGTTCAGCATATGAACAATCTCGTGCTAATAGAAATAGAGATAAAGCAAAGTTAAACTCTTTGGTAAGTCGAAATAGAGGTACTACACAAAAAGTTATTGATGAAGTTTCTAATCCTGAACAAAATGTAAAAGCATATTATGATCAGGGGGGTTTAGAAGAAGACTTAATGAAAAGGTACAATGAAGCTTTTAATGATACACAAGAAGCTTTTACCAATACACAGGTTGCAAGTACTGATGCAAATGAAACTTTTAAACTTGGTGTTGTAGATAATCAGGTATTATCAAAAGAGGTTAGTTTAGGAGAAAATAGTCCTTTAAAACCTTTTAGATTAAAAATACAAAAACTTAAAGAAAACTCAGAGTTTATGTCAGAGCTTACTAACTTAAAAGAAGAGTTTCCTGGTTTAACTGATAATGATATATTTTTAGCTGCAGCTAAAGAGAGTAGCTTAAATCCTAGGGCTGTAAACAGTCTTGGCTACAAAGGACTTTTTCAAGTAGGTAAAGCTGCAGCAAAAGATTCTGGTATTAACTATGAAAACTTTGAAAAATTAAGTGCTGGAAAACAACTAAAAGAGTTTGCAAAGTATTTAAGATTTAACAAGTTCGATCCAAATAAACACACTTTAGGTCTTATTTTAGCAGCACCTTCTTATAAAAACTCTTCTCCTAATACAGTTGTATATAAAGAAGGAAGCAGGGCTGCAAATAAAAATCCTGGTTGGGTTGACTCTAAAACTGGTAATATTACAGTAGCAAGTATAAATAATTATTACAGAGGTAATTGATAATGAGTTTAGTATTTAATGGTCCAATACCAGGACAGTCCTTAACCACAGAACCTAAGAATGCTGCTTATGAAAGAGCACCAGAGGTCACTGACCCTATTAAAGCTCTTGACGTACACTTAAATAATTTAACTAAACCAGAGGCAATGGAAGATGCTTTATATTTCTTAGAGTTGGGTATTGACCTAGTTACTTTGGTTGAGGGTATACTACGTAGTGCTGTTATAGAAGGTATTCACAGTATTGATGTAAGTCTTATTATTGCTCCAGTAATACATGAACATATTAAAGCTGCTGCTACAAAGGTTGGTATGGAGTTTGATGAAGGTTTTGATAACCCTGATAGGGATGTAGCAATTCAATACGAGAGAGACACAATGAGAGCTAAGAAAATGCTCAGAAAGTTAAAAGATGAAGAAAGTGACCCTGAGTTAGAAGAGATTAATGTGATGGAAGAAGAACCTATGGAAGAAGAGGCAGAGATAGAACTTACGGATATGCCTCCTGCTCCTATGGGCTTAATGGCAAGGGTGTAACATGGCATTTAAAATACGTTCAGCAGGTATTCTCAAAGAACTTGACCGTCAAGATGAAGTTAATCGTTTAACCCAAAAGAGGCAGGACGAAAGAGAAAAGCTGTATCTTAGTTTAGCTGGTCCTAAATCTTACAGTGCAGGAAGTCTTGCTAGGTCTTCTTCTGGTAAAGATTCGATTGCACCTTCTTTACAAACAGCTATATCAACACTACAAAACCCTGAAGGTTTTAATATAGGAGAAGATATATTAGCTCCTATTATTGCTTCTGGTGATCCTGAAGGTGCAACTAAACTACTTACTGTTTTAGAAAACGCTAAAAAACAATTTAAGGCAGAGGGGTTAACTTTACCTACAGAAGTTGTAAATGAAATTTTGGCTGGAGTAGTTACGGAACAATCTCGAACTAAACCTTTAGACATGGACAAAATTACTAAGTTTATTGGGCGTGAATTAAATGAAATGTATATACCTATCTTAGAAGGAATAAATACCACACCAGGAAATGTTTATGTATCTCCATTTACTAAAGTTAAAACACCTTCACTAGATGATTACACAGCTTTTGAAAAAAGAGGGGCTGAGGTTCTACAGACTAGAATGACAGATGAAAAAAGTAGACTTTTAAAAAGGTCTGCTCAATTAGTTGACCTAGAAAAACCACCAGGAAGCACTGAAGAGTTAGAAAATTCTTGGATTGGTCAAAGGCTTCAACAGATAGAAACTGCTAATAAATCTCTTGATGATAATAATTTTCTACCTATTGTAAACTTGTACGGCAGTGCTTACCTTGATAAACTCAGAGAATTAGAGCCTTCCTTTAAACCAGAAAAACTTAATCCCTATTTACAAAATATAGTAGCTCAAGAAAGAATTGTTCCAAACAGAGCAGTTTTTGATAGTTTAGTTAGAGCAGGTATTTTTATGGTGGGTGACAAAGTTTATTTAAAGGATAGTGATACACTACTGACAATTACAGAAGAACCAGGTGGAAATTAATGGCTACGCTAGAAACAGTAAATATTAATGATATATTAGGGGTAAATCTCATTAATCCGATGTTAATAAAAAAGGGTGTCGGAGATAATGATATTGAGCCTGAACCTACAGAGCCTAAAGAAACAACTGCTGAAGAGTTTATCTTACCGCCTGTTACTGACACAAGACCTGTAAACCCTAAGATTAATGAAACTGTTAATATAAATGATATTTTAAAAACAAAACCTTTAGTTGCTCCACAAGGACCAGACAACTCTTCTTTTATAAATATACGTAAAGTAATTCAAGAAGACTTTAACAACAGAAAACTTATTAAAGAAGATATACTCAATAGCCCTAAACTTATGGAAGTAGTAAGGACTAGTCTTGAGGCTAGGTTTGCCCCAAGTGTCGAGCTAAAAAAAGCAAAGAGGATTGTAACAAGAGCACTTGGTGGAGCAGCGGGTGGTTTTTCTAAAGACTATCGTAATATGTCTGACGAAGATGTATTTGAAACTTGGCAAAACTATCAACGTGCTTTTTCTGCAGTACAATCAACAACAACTGTTAATGAAATGGTTTACGGTTACAGAGCTTCTGATGATATAAAAGCAAAACTTGCTTCTGGTTATTTACTCTTTAATCAAATGGATAATGCATTTACTGGTGAAGGTTCTTGGTCTGAAATGGGAGATGCACTTGTGGACTACACGAGGTTTACAGTAGCTGACCCTACTACTCTTCTTAGTTTTGGTCTTGGCAAGGTTTTCCAACAAATTGTAATGAAAACTGGAGCAAAAGTACTTGGTTATAGGGCATTAATGAACACTGCACTTGATACTGCAATTAAACAAGGTGCTACAAAAATTTCTGCTAAAAGAGCTATAGGTACGGCAGCACTTAAAGCTACACCTTATGCTACTGCAGATGCTTTGTTTGCTATCGGTTCTGATGCAATGCAACAAATGCAACTTATTAACGTAGGTATTCAAGGAGATGAATCTAAAACATTTTCCGAAAACTACAATAAAACACAAGGAGCATTTGTAGGTGTAGGAACTTTATTTGTTATACCTATAATGGTAGCTGCAAGTGCTTCTTTGAAAGAGTTACGTAAAGGCCCACTATCAAAAACCTTTCTCGCTTATAAAGACTTTGATGAAAGTCTTTTAAAGTTAACTCCAGAGAAAGCTGCTGAAAATTTAAACGTCAAAGTTAAAGGTAATATTAAATTAGATTATGTTGATGAAAGTTTTGGTCTTATCAAGGGGGAAACTAAAGACTTTTTAGTCTGGGAAAAATTAAAGGATGAGTCAAAAAAAATAATATCTAAAAGTGGTGAAAAATACACTGATACAGAAGTAACAAATTCTTTTTTTATGTACTTATTTAATGGTAATGGTAAGGGTGGAAAGGGTTATGGTCAAGCACTTGTTGATGCAGGATACACTTCGCATGATGCACTTGTAAAATTGTATGGAAATCAAACAGCAGTATTAGCACAGACACTTACATTTTTACAGCCAAAAAAAGTAACTCAAATAATTAAAAAGTTTGAAAGTGATACAGGTTACAAATTAAATTTCTTAACTAAAGATGGTAAAGTTCCTGGCAGTAAAGCAACTCCAGAAACTTTAAAAGCTCATCTTACTAGACAGACTTCTTCCGCTGGATCAAGCCTACAACTTATTCAATCCTTAAGCCGTTCTGTAGAGGGAGAAGCAGTTAATATTATTGGGCTTCAACTAGGGAGAAAGGTTGTAGGTTTAAATAAAAAAGCTTTTGACCCTGAAGCACCTATGAGAAATAGGTATGGGTTATCTATTTATAAGAGAATGATTACTTCTCACTTAGCTACTACTGGCGCAAACATAAAAGGTTTTACTGCTTTAATTGGCTTGAATACAGCAGCAGACTTTGCAACCGCAGCTATTGATATAAGTCAAAGTGCTATTGCCAAGTTAGCTGGTAAACCAGATGCAGCAATAAAATACTACACCAGAGCTAAGGGTGGTGTACTAGGTGGTATCCGTAGGGGTTTTGATGTTGTATCCCCAGACATACCAATAGAGTATGCAAACAAGATACTTGCATTAAAGCCAGAAATGGCAGTAAAATTATTCAGAGATGTAACTGGTGATGGTGGCTATAGAGATGCTCTAGGAGATTTTAACCTTGATAAAATTGTGTATGGACCTGATGGTTTTAAAAAAATAGCAGGGGATGTAGAAAGGGCAACTTGGAAAACTGTAGATGGAGTAACTAAAGGTGCTCAGACAATTACTATGGTTAGATTACAAGATGAAATTACTAAACGCTGGGCTTTTGGTACAAATGTAAACATGGGTATAATGCGTGAGTATGGTATGACCCCTGAAGTTTTTTTCTCTAAGAATAAAGAGAACTGGGCTGCTGTTGAAATGTCTTCCGATAAATTCATGGAACTTTTGGAAAGAGCTACGTTTAGAACTATGCGAGAAACTGCATCAGTTAATTGGTCTACGTTACCAGCAAACAATGCATTTAGATCAGCAGCTAAATCTATTGAGGGGTTTACTAACAGAAGCCTATTAGGTTATGTAATTCCCTTTGGTAGTTTTCTTAATACCACAATAGCAACTATGGGAGATTTGAGTGGTGTTAACGCACTAAGGTCTTTATATGGAAAAGCTACTGGTAAACCCGTGGACTTTGCTAATCCAACAACGGCAGAAGCTTTTGGTAAAATGGCTGTAGGTTACACTGCTTTAGCTGTGGGTATTCACTACGCAAGAGAAGATATTAAAAATAATATACCAGTTAATCAAAGAGAAAGGGGAGATGGTTCTATAGAAGACACGCAGTTTGATTGGCCTGAATCTACAATAAATGTACTGTCTCGTATAATGGCCGCAGGTTTAGGTGATAGTAATAACCCTCTTGACTTTGACCGTAGTAAAGTTTCTTCTGATTTATACACAGAGTTAGCTAAACAACTGGGTGGTCAGTCTTTAAGAGATTTAAAAGACTTTGAAAAAAGTTTGTGGCAAGTGGGTCAAGAGGTTTTAGACTCTGATACAATACCTGAAGCTGCAGGAAAAATAATTATCCCTGTACTGTCTAAGCCTATACAAGGTGTGACAAGACCCCTTGATCCTATAAATCAGGTGTGGGGTTTGGTATCTGATGGTAATATGAATCCTGATTACAGACAGGGTGCGAAGGTACAAAACCAAATGCTACGTTATATAAATAATATAGCAGCAGAGTTTGGTGTGGGGGATGACTTACCAAAAAGAGCTTCCCCAACTAAAGGTCTGTATATTATACCAGATATATCTAAACAAATAATGACAAGGACTGTTCAAAATGCTACTCTTATGGAAGAGCTTATGAACGCTGCTGATATGGACACTTGGAAAGCTATACGTTTTAATGGCCCCCCAGAAATAAAAAATAGAATGGATGCTATAGCAGCCCCACTATTTGAATCTATAAGTTTTAAATACTTAAATAGAAATAAAAATTATTTCTCATTACCTATGAAAGATAAAAAAGTTATGCTTAGGGATATAACAGAGGAAGTTAAAAAGAAAGTTATAGAAACTATTGAAGCTGGATTACCTAAAAGTTTAAATTTAGTTAGGGTTTTATCTGGAAAAAACAAAGATAAAATAAAAAATATTATGGAGAATTTAAACATAGAGGGTAGTCTTGAAGACCTACTAGAAGAAGAAGATGGGTTGAACACACTAATGAAAATTCAAACCCACCTAGATAACTACGATGATATATACAAAAAGACTAGGTAGACTAATCATCGTTTAACATAAAGTCAGCCCAGTCATAAGCCTCACGTTTTAAATCAGCCTTGTGCATAGAACTGGGGGATCTTGAAATCAAAGCAGCCATCGCTTGACCAGCTAGATATCTACGAGATGTCAATGGCTTGTCTTTTAGCGGTGGCTTTATCTTTTTCTGAGTATACTTTTTAGCCTCTTCTTCAAGACTGTTTATTTTTTTTATTCTGTTCATATACCTTAACTCTCTCAAGGTTTAAGAAGTAGGCTTTGTTAAAGCCCATCTCCCATTCCCTGTTATCTTTAGTTTGGGCTTGGTATGGATTACCAAGTTTACCAGCCTTGAAAGCTACTCTACCTTGTTCGTAAGGTTTCACCTATGCTTCTCCTTCATTGCTTCTAGCATCTTGTTTAGATACCACTGTGCTTTTTCCATGTCTTGAACAGGATTACCTTTGTAACCATGTCGATGTTGATACTTAATCATATTCCCCTGGCAGTATGATATAAAACCATCTAGTGTTAGCACCTGCTTAATATAGTCAATACACTCAACACCACCCCCTAGATTGTAGTGTGCAGGTTTATTAACTGCATCATAGCTTAATATATCCCCAAGGTCAAGTGTTGTTTCTCCATTAATTGTTATTGTATCTATATTGTCCATAGTAGTCTCCTTATGCTATTTTAATTAGTTCTGCTTCAGTGTATGGTATATGGTAAAAGGTTTCTCCATCTGGTATTCTTGGACCAAAGGCTTTCTTTAGTGCTCCCTCTGTCATCTGAGTACCGTTTACTTTCCATGCCTTGTCATAGTGTCTGTTGAGAACGTAGAAGTTTAGGTTGTCTACTTGATCTTTATACTTCTCTACTAGTCTCTTCTTCCTTCCTGGAATACGTAACTCTCTCCAGTGAGGGGGCCAGTCATTATCCCACTGGCCCTTACGTTCTACCTCACTAAAATAGATTACATTATCTTTCTCAGAGGTTACATCTGCGTAGTAGTCTTCCTCTGAGTTTATTATTGTATGCCCCTCTGCCTCTAAGTGTTTGATAAGAGCTTGCTTAGAAGGTTCATCTACTCTGTCATATACTTCTTTTCTAAAAGGTCTTGTGTAAGTATTCATGTTAAGCTCCTATATCTACGATTTCACATACGTCACCAGAACAGGCTAGGGTTTGACTACCTGCAGTGTTGTCCTCTTCTTCATACACTGAAAGCTTACTCCAGTCAATAGCCTTTGGCATTAAACTTAAAAGATTGTTGTAGACACTCTTACCTACCTCTTGGTATGGTGCTTGCTGATAGGTGTGTTCGTTATAAGGTAAGAATGATACACCACTCATTTCATCAAAGTGCTCATAGACAAAAGCACCTACTGTAAACCATTCATCTTTCTTCACGTTGACTGTAATGCTTGGCTTATGCTCACACCATGCTCTTTGATAAGCTAACCAAATCTGTAGCTGCTCAACAGCAGACAGGTCAGAAGTAACAATAGCATTGTCAGGTGACTTAACAGGGAAGCTAAACACTGTAGTAGCATCAGGCTTCATTACATCAGGCTCACTAGGCACTCCTTGGTCTTTCATAAACTGTGTTAAGGGGTCTTTGTTGTCTCCCCTGACAGTTCTAATATAGTAATCGGAGTGTCTTGCATGTATCCCAGAGGCACTGTCGACAAGTTGCGAGACTGTCCCTGATGGCTTAACACAGGTGATAGCTGTTGAAGCAGGTATACCCAAATTATCAGCCCACTTAGCGTTAGTAGTAACAGAAAGCTTACGTAATTTTTCAAGAGTTTTCTCCAGTTCTGGACTAGCAGTGGTCATCAAAGGGTTATCCATTATCCCTGTGAGAGACACACCGAGCAGTCGTTCTTCTTCTGTATTTCGCTGCCACATCTTTCGCAGATATGGGAACTTTGTGTACGTGCTTTGGATCGTCCCAAGTATTGTGGCGAGCTTGACTTTTCGCTCCAAGTCTTTAACCGTGTCAGTGGATCGTACCACAACTTCCGTAAGATTACAGAACTGGTATGGCCTAAGTATGATTTCGCTGCAAGGATTTGTACCAAACTCAAAATTAGAATCCCGTCTACCATATTTCTCAGCTTGTTTTTTACTTGCTTGCCTATTGAATATACCACGTTCACCACTTCCTGATTCTACTAGTGACATCCACTCTCTCATAAAAGAGATGGAGTCTGGTTTCTCTGTATAACTCACAGAGTTATTAGCTAAGGCACGTTGAGGATCATTATCCCACCATGCACCTGACTTAGCGTGACGCATACGGTCATCACTTAGATTAGATAAGGATATCATAGCTGAACGTCTTACACCACCTACTACAACTATTTCACCTATCTTACACATAAGATCGTGACATTCAATAGAAGATAGCTTACGCCCTTGTGCATTTTTAAAAATAGTTATAGAGAAGTTGAATAGATCAACTAGAGGTGCAGGACCACTAGCTCTACCACCAAAAGTTTTAAGTCTTGCACCAGCAGGACGTACACGAGAGATATCCCATTGAGGTATCTCACCAGCCCAGAGGAGAGCCAACACTTGTCTAAAAGCCTTAGCCCAACCTTCCTTACTATCCTTGACGACAACAGTCGTTTCGCTCTGGAACAACTCAGGCACATCTGGGAGATCACTGATGAACTGCCTCTCTACACTAAAGCCCACGCCAGTGCCACACAAGAGGATGAACATAGCCTCGTCAAAGGACTTAGGGTCATCAACAGGTAGATAACTACAGTTGTAGCCAGCAGTATTGTCACGCTCTAAGGCAGGGCCACTAGTCATCATAGCCCTCATAGATGGCATAACTTCTAGGCCCAGTATAGCTTGCTCAATACTTGAGGATGTTGCTGCATCCACATGGGGTGCTACTACATTAGTTATGTAGCGTGATACTGTCTCAGTCCAGCTTTCTCTACGTCCTTCCTCTTCTAACCACCTAGCATAACGTGAGGTGTGAATAAAAGATTGGTAGTCTGTTGGTAATAAATTATTCATCTGTTGTCACCACTCCCATGTAATGTATTATTTTCTTTACGTTTCTTTAACTTAGCTAAATTATCTGCTGCTACGTCACCCATGTTTAAACCTAAGTCCCTACAGATTGCAGCAATGTACCACAGACAATCTCCTAACTCACTGCCTATATCTTCCTTGTTTAGCTTACCATCCCTTACAATCTTCTTTACCTTGTTTGCTACCTCACCTGCTTCACCAGCAAGTCCTAGCGTAGGGTAGAGTATCTGTACAGAGGCAGGATAAATAGCTGTACTAGCTGATGCATTTTGATACTCAGTAAGAGTTAAGTTTGCTTTGTTATAGAAAGCAAAGGCTTCTATATCAGTTTGGTTTATCATTGCCACCCTCTAGTAATTGTTTTAGTTCTGCAGACTTTGCTTTTTGAACAGCATTAACACACTGTGTCATATGGTCCAGTAAAGCTATTGTGCTTGTACCATTATTAAGCACGTCTACTATACCATTCTGTTCATCTGTTAAGTCTTCACGTTTATACTGTTTATCGTCTAGTGTTATATTAGTCATGTTTTATTACCTCACATTCAGTTAGGGCTATATCATCTATATCATACAGAGCAAGCTCTATCAACTCTTTAACTACATTGCAGTTGTTACCTGATACCTCTAAAAAGTTAGCCGACTTGTCCACTTGGATTATTATTCTTATTTCATAAGACATTCAGAAACACCTAGTTATACCTTTCTTTACTCATTAGTCAACCTCTCCGTCTATAACTAGAGGTTCTATATTTTTAGAGAAGTATTTTTGCCACTGACAAATATCATCTAAATCTTCAAACCAAAAATTAAAGTGCTCTATTTCACCATCAACCTCTACCTTACAAACAATAAAGAACTCAGCACCGTCAGGGAAGTCTTCATCGTCAGGCATTTCATCGACAGAGATTGGTCCTTCTGTTATATCCCAGACTTTAATTACCACTCTTCCAACTCCTTAGTAGCTCCATGTAGTGATCTAAACCTACCATAACTACCCAAGGTTTTCTATCTGACCTAAAGAATACGACAGGCTCATTGTTGTTGTGGTTAGATGCTTGCTCCATAAAACCATAGACTGTTTTTAGCTCTGACTTCCTTCTCTTAACCTCAATCGAAAGGGGTATCTTTTTCCTGGCTGCAGGTGATAGCTGTATGTCTGCCCCACTATCTCCCATGATAGTAGACTTGATATCATCAGGTTCAAACTCAGGGAATGTCTCTAGTAACTTATCCCTTATCTCCTGTTGTCCAAGTCTACCTTTTTGTTTAGCACTCTTAGTCATAACCAAGCAGGTTTTTCAATGAGGGTAAAGTCACCCCAACCAGTGCCATAGTCTACTGTACTCTCTGCTTGTGCAATGACAGCTAATGTTTTATGTAGCTTTTCAGTAGCCCACTCCATTATCTCTGGACCCATGACATGCATGTGAGAAATAAAGGGGGCTGACTTCTCACAACTAATGAATGAGAACTCAGTTACATCATAGCCAGCTAACTGACAGGTGTAAACATAATGAGCACCTTGTAAGAAGTAACCATACTTCACACACTCATTTAGAAAACCTCTGGGGCTTGCGTCCTGTGTAGTCTTTACATCGTACACTGTGTTCTCAGACTCAATCATTAGGTCTGGTCTAGTCTTTAGTGTTAGTCCTGAGATAGGGTCTTCTGCGAAGATACTAATCTCATTAACCCTGTTCTTATGATTTAGTGCAGCAGCGCACACAGGGTTAGCTAGTGCACCCTTGGTGATACAGTTGGCTACATTAAACTCCACCTCAGTCAGTAAGACCTGATCTTCTTTAAGGTTCTCCTTCATATCTTTAAAGGCCACACTTGTCTTAGTCTTTGGACCCTTAACAACTAGGTTACGCTGTTTCTCTAACAGATTGGCATGTACTGCTGTACCCATAGCAAAGGCTGGATTGTTAGGGTTAATCTTCTGACCCTTCCAGTGTGCTAAAGATTTTTTAAATACAGACTTAACTGCGCTTGAAGATATACCACCCTTTGAGTGATACTCATTGTTAGACATATCTGTGCTTATGTTTATCATGTTCATCCTTAATGAGGGGTGAGTACCAGACCCACCCCAGTTGCACTTAAAATAAGACTTCAGCTTCTTCCAGTGTTGGTTCAGATTTTGTTGTAGCTGGGGGTGGACTGTCTACCTGTTGGCCTACGTATGGCAAGTGATCTATGACCTTTACAGACTCTAACCGTGTACCTGTGTTACCATACTTAGGTAAGTCATAGACAGCTACCGTAGTCTCTACCATAGAGCCATTACCTATTGGCCCATCAACATTATAATCCCATAAGCTACCATCAGCTTTAGTAACAGAAGGTGATCCACTACTCCAATCATAACCACTGTTAAACTTCCTATCAAACTTAACCTTAAGACCTCGACCTTCTAGGTCAGGCTTGGGTTCTTTACCACACTTAGCTTGTATGAGCTTGTTAATGTTTTCATCATCAAGTATCATATCAATAGTGCTTGCACCATTGTACTTCTCGTAGCTGCCCTCTGCTTGTTCAGTAGGTTTCCAACCTGTGAGGTCACGGTTCTGTTCAAAGACTTTTGCCCATTCAGCAATGCCGTGTACTGTAATCATTCTAGTAGCCATGTATCTCTCCTTTAGTGTACATCTGCATAGGTTTGACCATACTGTATGTCAATACCTAAGTCAACATTTAATCTTAGTTGTTCGTTAAGTTTTTCTATTGCCCACTGTAGGGCTGATGTGTGTTCATTCTCCTCACCTTTCTTAATAACATTAATGCTTTCATCGTGGAACTGACCTATAATGTTTGACCTCTTTGATCGGTACAGTGCAACCCACCTATCAAAACAGTAAGCACCTGTGCTCTGGTTGATAGTAGAGAAAGCATCCTTCTTAAACCGTAGACTGTGCCAGAACTTACTGACTGGGTTCTGTATCCACATATCTTGGTTTATCTTCCTTGGTTCTTGATCTTCACAGAACTTCTTGACAGACCAGTTACGGTTCCAATAAGCATCTAGTAAATCCTTAGCTTGCTTCTCAGACATATCTGTTTCACGAGATAACTTAGGCGCACCAATGCCATAGGTAGCAGAGTAGTTTACCACCTTGAAGTTCTTACGTAGTTCTTTTAGCTTTGGCATTTCACCCCTATTGTACTTATCTATCTCCTCTTGAGTAGCATATCCAGCATGTCTTGCCAAGTCTAAATGGGGATCAAAACCAGGCTGTGACATTTCTGCCACATAGTCAGGATCGTATGAGTGCATATAGTGGCGTTTGGTTGTGTCCTCTAGTGAGGTCATGTCTGCACCACAGAGAAGGTAACCATCAGGTGCAGTCAAGCAGCCACGTATCTCCATACCCCAAGGCTTATCTACACCTGGAAGATTAACCAGAGGCTTCTGATGTTTGAAGCGTAGTGTGTTAGTCAGGCCAGCAATCTCTGCCTTGACATACCCATCACGTTGACACTCCAAGAAACCCTTGAGTATACCTAGCCTGTGTTGTAGGACAGTTAGTCCATCAAGAACTTGTACCTGTTTGTTATCATCCATCAATATCTTAACAGACTTAGTAAGCTCACCATACACTCTGACTTGTGGTATCTTACGTTCCCCAACATACTTGAATGTGCAGGGCTTCCAGCCAAGACCAAACAACCAGTCCTTAACCTGATCAGATGACATAGGGTTAGCTGCCTCAACACCTTTGACAACTGTTACCTCACCCTCATAGTCATGGGGTAGCCCTTCACCAGCTAGTAGGTCAGCCCACTTCTTTCCTTGGGAAGAGAGTGATCCATCTTTCTTATAGCAGGACTTTGGTTTGCTTTTGACTGCCATAATCTTTCGCATTGGCATAACGTCTACCAACTCTTGTGTCTTATGATCTTGTAAGTCAGTAAGCTGTTGCACTAGGTCTTTTGCTTTTTGTACATCTAACTTCCAACCTTGGTGCTCTGCTTCTTTAGCACAGTCCATTTTAAATTGAAGGTAACGAAAGAAACGATTGAGTTCTGTCTTGTCTTTATAGATAAACATAAACCGTTTGATCAAGTCTTGCCACAGTTTACAGTTAATCTTCACATCTTCTTGGCAACGATGTATGTACTCCTCTGTAGTTAAGTTGTGCCAATCAGTAATGACTGGTTTAGGTATACCAAAGTCTTCACCAAAGGTGTCAAGACCATGCCGTGATCTGTTGTAGTTGATCACCCAAGACATAGGCAGGGTATCAAACAACTGAGCCTTAATCTTTATATCAAGAATTTTTTCCAACAAAGGTATATCGTATCGAATTATGTTATGCCCTATCAAACCCTTTGCATTGAGTAGGATATTACGCATAGCATTGTAGTCACTAGTGCTTATAAGTGAACCACCATTAGGATTACGACAGCTAAGACAATGTATCTTAGTTGCATCCTCTAGTAGACCATCTGCTTCTATGTCAAATACTATCATAGATTAACGACATTATCTTTTTGTGTGAAGGGTACATCCTCTGTAAGTATGGTTGTCTCAGGGTCATAGTATACTGCCCCTGCATTACCCAACCTAGCAAAAGGTCTGTTCTTATCCACGATAAAGTTAGTAGTGTTCTGCAATATTTCATCCTCTGATTCTACATCTCTGTCTATCTTTATACAGATAATTGCTTCTTCTTCAAGGGATGCAGCATACTTTGTCCTACCATCATCATTAACCTGTGATATAAATACCACACCAATGTTCAACTCCTTGGCTAGTTGTGCCATACGTGCACCCAGTGTTGTGAGTGTACTGGTAGCACCATCAACACCACTGCTAGACAGGTATGCAAGACGCTGTACGTGATCCACAAAAACATAATGTGCACCAAATACAGTGGCTGCAGTACGTGTGTGGTCTAGTAGCTTGAGTGGATCATCGTGGCTCCGCATTTCAAACACAATGGTTCTGTTGTTCTCTGTGTCAGCAGCTATCTGCCCTGCACGTATCACCTCATCTAAGCTGATGTTGTTTGCTGCAGCATCATCGTTTGTTCTGACGTTACAGCCCAGGTGATATGTCGCCATTGCTCTATAGGTAGTCGATTTCATTTCTTCCATGTGAAGGAGTGCTACCCTAACACCATCAGTGCTTAGTAGGCCAGCCTCAAAGTAACGTATCACCTCAGTCTTACCCGTACCTCTGGGAGCTTTGATGAAGGTCAGTCCACCCTTAACCATACCCCTGATCTTACTGTCCAGACCTGAGTGACCTGTTGGTGTGTATGAGTATGGGTTCTCATTACGTATAGCTTCATCTACATCCTGACAGGTGATAAAGAAGTTATCAGGTGAATACTTCTGTGGCTTCATAGCTGCCCACATAAGTTCTTTACCGTCACCCTTAGTCAGGAAGTCATTGGCATCCTTGTGCTTGGACATAGGCACATAAAAGAATTTATCTGGCAGAACTGAGTATAACTTGTCAGCAGCACGTCTACCTGCATCATCTAGCTCACCTGCATAGATGATTGTCTCAAAAGACTTAAGGTAGTCTATGTTCTTCTGTAAGAACTTCTCACCAATAGATGCGCTGGGCAGTGACTTGACGGGAAACTTCTCACCAAGTATTTCATATAGACTTGCTGCATCAAACTCACCCTCAGTAAGGTACAGACGCTTGCTTGTACCCGCATTAAACTCAGGGCCAAACAGGTGAACCATACCTAAGCCTGTGTCCTTCACCCAGGTCTTAGACTTATCATTGAAAGCCCTATACTTGGTTGTGTGTGGATACTTGTAGGCATACCTAACAGGTTGCCCATCCTCACCCAACTGTATCTGAATACCATAGAGTTGACACACATCAGGCTTGATGCCCCGTATGCCCTCGTAGGTTCCAGACTTTACATTTACGTCCATTATGTTTATCCTTTGCTTCGCTGGATATTGATCCTTAGCCCAATCAAATGTGGACTTAGAACTGGGGTAGGAAGTACCACAACTGTGGCAGTAGCCGTACCCTTCATCGTTCCAATTAAATGCATCACTTGACCCACAGTCCTCAAAGGGACAAGCTAAATGTGGTGTGTCACCTTCTGCCATTCGTTTTACTCCTCTCCTTTCCTCTTTGTCTTTCATCATCTGTCATTTCACGTATGCCCACCTGTGTCAACCCCAAAAGAGACTGCCA